TATATCTTCAATCACGGTTGCCAAGACTCGCGCATCACCTGAATCTTTTATGACTTTATCGAGCATTTCCTTAACGAGTGGTTGGTTAAACACCTCAATAGATATATCAAGGAATTGTTCGAGTAGAGTACCCGCTATGGTCATTCCATTGTTATCGTTTGGAGACGTGTAACCCTCTCGTATTTTGTACGTTTCCATATTTTTAATCTTATCCTTCAAATTGGAGAGTTCACCCGCTGTATCCACCGACGATGGCTTGCGTCTTCGCAAAAAAAGTAAAGTGACGAGAATTACTACGGCCGCAACGAACAACCAAACTCTATAATCGCTCTTCATCCCTATATAATGTATACAATTTAAAAATGATAGTAACATTTTTAGATTATATTTATTAGAAGCGCGAGTCGAATTTTATAATACTTAAGCTATAATAAGCTTAGTTGGAGAACGCGAGGCCACCCATACCGGATTGGATGCGGAGGACGTTGTAGTTGGTCGCGAACATGCGAAGAGTGGTTTCCTCGATGCCGGTCTTCGCCTTGATAGCGACTTGAGCATTGTCAATACGACTGAAATTACAGCTCCCAGTTGGCTGATGTTCTTCTGGTTTCAGGGCGAAACTGTAAGCGTACACGCCTGGCGCTGGGGAGCCGGAGTGGTGCACGAATGGTTGCACTTGGTTGAAGTACTTACCGGATTGCTCCTTGAAGCGATCTTGGCCGTTGAGGACCAACTTGAAGGTATCCAAAGTTCCGTTGTCATCTTCGGAGAAGTTGGCACCCTTGAAGGCGACGAGTGGGACACCAGCGAGGGAGCTGGAGACGAGGCAGTTCGACTCGGCGGTGACGCCGAGGATGTTAGAGGTGACAGTCGCGTGGGCGTTCGCGGTGCGGAAAGAGTCGTCACCGTTGTCCAAGCACCAGACAAGTTCCTTGACTGGGTGGTTGTAGGAGAGACGCTTTTGGACTTCCGAACCGGCGCTGACGGTGTCGGTACCGGTGTGTTGGACTTGCTCGATGAGGTATTCGTGACCCTTTTGCGCAAATCGGCGTCGTTCCTCGGTGTCGAGATACACGTAGTTGGCCCAGACCTTGAAAGTGGAACCGTCGGTAACACCGGCGGCCTTGAAGTCAGACGACAAATCGAAATCCAATCGGACTTCGTGGTATTGGAGGGCGATCAAAGGCAACGCCAATCCGGGGTTGCGGTTGAAGAAAAAGATGAGTGGCAAGAAGATCTTACCGCCGACGTGCGCGGAGGTGGTCATCTTACCGTAGTTCGCCTTCTTGGACTCGTCCAAGTAAAGCTCGGAGTACAAACGCCACCACTTTTGGTAGTGCTTGTCGATGCGCTGGCCACCGATGGACAATTCAACATCCTTGACGGCACGTTCCGCGATCCACGCATCCTCACCCGTCGCAGCCTTAGCACCGGCCTTCATTTCGACGTACATGTCGGCGACCAAATCACCGTTACGGGCAACGGTGACGGAGACGCGGCCATCGGCACCTGGGGTACCGTTGACGGTTTGTTCGATGTTTTCCATCGCGAAGTTGGTGTGACGCTTGTACACCGCTTGGAAGAAAGTGACTTTTGGGTTACCCGTGAGATAGACATCTTGGGCACCATAGGCGACGAGTTGCATGAGGCCACCAGCCATTGTGAGAGTTTTTGTACTATATACCAAGAAAATAATTTCGCGAAAAAACTCAGCTTGATTTTTCCTGGGGTAATGTATAATGTCTGAACCAACCGTACCCGAACCAACTGTTGATATCGAAGAATCTGGATCCGAGTCTGAGTATGAAACAGAGAGTGAGCTCGACATTCCAATGGATGAATCTCAACTGCCTGAATTCGGCGACGACGAGGACGGTGAAATCCCAGAGTGGGTGGTCACCGGCGACGAAGAACCCGACTTGATCGGTCACATCACGGATGTTGCTGCGTCTCTGTTTTCGACTGAAGAGGGTGAGACTGTGTGCACCGCCCTGATGTCTATATCTAAACAACTTGAGACACAAAACCGAATCATGATAAAAATCTTATCTCAGATGCAAAAATCAACTTAGAAAAATAACTCGTGTATGTTACAAGGAGCTGGTGATGGACACGCATTTCATAAACAATGATGCAAATCCGATAGAGACTAATCAGGTGATGTGGATGAATCACATTCAAAGTCTCAACCCGGAACAGCTCGTTAACCTTTTGACCCAATTGGAAGACATGTGGGACATCCCTCGCAAAAACGACGAAGCGGTATCCTTTCAACTGGGTTTTAAAAATTTTTTTGCGGTGGACGAATTGGATAGTCAAACTGGATTACCAAAAAATATGATTGACATTGAAAGCATTTCTGCGAAGCATCAACGCTTGAACCTACAACTCGGACAGTTGTATCACCGAGCCAATGCACTGAAATTACTTGAACTCGATGACTTTGATGACATGAAAATCTCTACGAGGATTAACCGCCTGATAGATCAAGTTGACGACGCGTGGCAAATTGTGTTCAGGCACACAAGAATCTTTGAACGTATCAATAACCCGACGTATATACCGATTAATCCAGAAACCGATCCTTCCATTTTTAGATGTTCAACTCTTCCAGGCACGTTGGATGAATTAAGCCCGTACCAACAGGCAATCCTCACAATCCTCAAGAAACTTTACGAAGGAAACATCAAACGATACAAGGGTCACTGTTGTAGACAGATCAGAACCGAAGATGGGTACGATACACGGGCGTGGAAACAGGAATACAGGATTCAGGAGTATGTGTATAGTGTTTCGCAAAAGGAGACTGAATTTGAACTCTGGAAAAACCTTTCGTGTAGAGGTTCGGCCTACGGGGACGTGATTCGTCACTTAACAAACTGCAATGATATGCAATTTCCGGAAATTAAGAGGAATCGTCATGTCTGGTCGTTTAAAAATGGTATTTTCGTGGGTAAAAGTTGGTCTGCGAAGACCGGGCTGTACCAAACTGATTTTTACATGTACGATTCAAAGGAATTCAAGAATCTCGATCAGGCAATCGTGAGTTGTAAGTACTTTGATACCGATTTCGAAAACTATGAACACTTGGAAAAATGGGAGGATATCCCCACGCCATATTTTCAATCCGTCCTTGATTACCAAAAGTTCAACGAAGATGTGTGCAAGTGGATGTATATCATGGGAGGGCGTTTGTGCTTTGATGTGGGAGACATGGATGGGTGGCAAGTGATTCCGTTTTTGAAGGGCATCGCTCGTTCTGGTAAGAGTACGTTGATTACCAAGGCTTTTGCACACTTTTACGACGTTGATGATGTGCGAACACTTTCAAATAACGTTGAAAAGAAATTTGGTCTCTCTTCTATTTACGATGCTTTTGTATTCATCAGCCCCGAAATCAAGGGAGATATCTCATTGGAACAGGCTGAGTTTCAGTCGATTGTGTCTGGTGAACAGGTCTCGTGTGCGATTAAGCACGAAAAAGCAAAGACAATGACGTGGAAGGTTCCGGGTATTCTCGGTGGTAATGAGGTGCCGAGCTACAAGGATAACTCTGGGAGTGTTTTGCGACGTATCTTGACTTGGAACTTTGGTAAACAGGTCAAGGATGCGGATCCCACGTTAGATAAGAAATTGGAAGCCGAAATCCCCGCGATTCTTCAGAAATGTATCCGTGCGTACTTGGAATATGCACAAAAGTACGCAAACAAGGATATTTGGAATGTAGTTCCGCAGTACTTTAAAGATGTACAAAGGCAAGTTGCGACAGTATCCAGTACGTTGGAGAACTTCCTACAATCACCTTACATCAAATATGGAACCGAGCTTTGTGTCCCTCAGAAGATCTTCGTTGAAAAGTTCAACGAACACTGCGGCGCAAATAACCTTGGAAAACCGAAGTTCAACCAAGACTTCTACGCCGGTCCTTTCAGTCAGAGAGATGTCGAAGTGCGTCAGCACACTGGCATGTATAAGGGTGTACCGATTAGTATGCAACCCTTCGTATTTGGATTAGACATAGTAGTAGATACACTCGTTTCAAATGAGGATGATGCATAATAAAAATATATACTTACATCAGATATGGAACGCCCCAGCTCCCTTCAAAAATTCATAAAAAACTCGGGTGTGCAAGTCACCCGTGCGTCTCCACCTAGTTTTCCTCGTCGCTTACAAAACTCGACAATAAATAACCAAAATTTGGGTAATTTCGCCGAATTTTTGGATAGCAACAGCAACAGCAACAGCAATAACGTCGTGAAATACCTCACTTTAAGTGGCCTTAATTTGGGTATGTTTAATGCGACCGTAAACAAACAATTTGATGCCGAAGCTCGCATTGATTTGAAAGACATTCTCAAAAAGGCCCCACTCGGAAAAACCTCGATCGGACAGGGTCTTCATATAGACACGAAAGAGATTGTCGGTGTATACGGGCGATTCAAGACTGGATTTACCCATACACGTGAATACGGTAAACGGGGTGACATAAATTTGAACTTTTTCACCGTTCAAATCAAATTTTCACTCACAAATGGAAGCGAAACTAACGGAGGTACCGTGAACTTTTACAGAAACGGTAAGATTCGCTTTTCGGGTGGATTCATAGGCAAAGGTGATGAAATAGAAAACCAACCCGAACTCATACGTCGTTACATGGTGAAGAGCTACACGAGACGTCAAGCGTTCTTTTATAACCCATTTGAATACAACAATTTGAGTGCGCAATTCAGAATTAACGGTGTGATAAAAGACCTTGGGCGTCTTCACATGAATAGCCGAAGGTATGGATTTGAATCTAATTACGAACCAGAGCTTTCTCCCATGATGTACGCGACATACAAGGGACACAAATACATCGTCGCCAAATCGGGTGCCATACAAATATCCGGAGCCAAAAACCCAAAAGCGCTTAACGATGCTTACCGAGTGGCAAACCAACTATTCAATATGTTATACACGAAGAATGAGATAACACTCACCGCGCAAGTACCAAACAATATTGTGCGACCAGCTCAAAAGAAAACTAAAGCGTCTACATGCCCAAAGACGCGACGACCACCGTGTAAGAGTGGGTTCCAAGCGAAGAAGAACCCACAAGGTGATGAGTGCTGTTACAAGATACCAAAGAAGAAATCGACGCGCAAATCACCAAAGAATAACAAGGAAATCACATACGGTAAAAATGGTCAACTCATGATCGGTAAGAAAAAGTGTGAAGCTCTCACGAAACCAATGCTTTTGGAAATGGCAAAGAAGCTCGGTGTAGTGGACGCGAAGGACAAGAACAAAAAGGAAAAGTTGTGTGCGATGATTAAACAATTTTCGTTCGGAAACGAAAATTTCAAGGTTGGAAATAAGCCATGCATTTCTTACAAAAAGAGTGAACTCGTGTCTATGGCCATGTCAAAGGGTATAGCCGTGACTAGTGCGGATACGATAAAGACTCTGTGCGAAAAACTCAAACTCGACGTTCGCAAACGTAACGCGAACGCAAACAGAAAAGCAAAGGAAAACAGGGCGCTCAACGCGGTACTCAAGAAAGAAGCCAAGATTGGTAACATTGAAATAAGGCGAAAGCTCAACAACAAGGGTATCAAAAACGATATCGTAAAATTATACGGTCCACGGTGGATGAAGAAATACGGCAAGGTAATGAACATAAACAAGGACGTGAACGAGATGTCCAATTTGATTAATAATGCGTCCAAAGAAAAGAACGTCGCGAACAAGATGGGTGTTCTTAAAAAGATGGTCGCGAACGACCTAAAGAAGAGTCTAGTCACCGAATGGAAAAAGGAACGCGCCGTAGAATACAAGAAGAAGCTCATCAAGAATGAATACGGAAAACACGGTAACGCTGTCGTGAATTACGTATTGACCCAAAACCCAACAAAGACTCAAATTAAAAAGTTCATTGAAAGGTACAAGAAAGCACGAGCTAATTTGAATAAGAACAAGTAATCGCGTCGTTTATGATTTTTTCTGGCTCCGATGCCTGTTTTATATGTTTTGCGTGATACGAGAAGTCATAGCCGATGAATTTACGTTTAATTTTATCAGACATGCCCACGGCTTCAAATTGACGAGATGTTTGTGAGCACACCGCTTTCCGTTCCGCTTCCAAAAATTGATCCTCCATTTGTATGAAATTTTTTATGGTTTCTTCGGAGGCGCCTTTTCGTTTCATTTCATTTACTATTTTATACGACATTCCATGGGACATACCAAAATTCTTTGATTTGTATCCCATGGATCCTACGTTGGTATCGGATGGCTCGAGATTAAATATGAAATACAAGAGTATGAGTATTATAACAAACTGTATCATCTATTAGTACCAAAGATATTAAATACGTCTTTCACCTTATGAAGAATGTTAAATAGTTCATTATCATCCTTCACGAGACTTGGATCAATAATTTCCAATTCCACTTGGTACGAGTTTGGATCCTCCGTGTCCAAATCTTCTACATCGCCTTCGACGACGGTCATGTCGATGGACAAATTCTTGCGAATAAAAGACATGCGTCGTTTAGTCTTTTTCATGTCCATATCACCTTCGTAGTCCTCGAGAGGCGTTTCGACAGAAACTCCGAACCTGATATCGTACGGTGCGTGTGCGAGTTTGTCGAAATCCTCTTTGTGAATTTTATCCTTCTTCACGATCTTCTCTTCGGATGTTTGCTCG